CCTGTCTATACCGGCGAGCATGACACGGGCGTTGAACAAGTGGACGCTGTGGGCACTGGCGTGATGATGGTTGATACAAACGTGTTTCGCGCCATTGAGATGCCGTGGTTCGCTACGCCATGGGATGTGGCGGCTAAGGGTTACATGGGCGAAGACATATACTTTTGCAAGTTATTGCGCGACAATCAGATTCCGTTGTATATTGATCATGACCTGTCCAAACACATTGGACACATTGGAACCTGGGAATACAAGCATCAGCACACCTGGGCAATCCGTCCTCAAGAGGATGCTTACCGAGCATCAATCGGTCTTAAAACCGAACTTCGCAAAAAGGACGCTGCCTGATCATGGCGCTTGGCACTTACGCACAACTTAAAACGTCGATTGCTGACTGGTTGAATCGGTCCGATTTGACGTCTGCCATTGCCGACTTCATCACGTTGGCGGAAGCCGAATTCAATCGAACTGTACGCGTTCGACAAATGATTGTGCGTGCTAACGCCACACTCGATAGCGAATACACGCAACTGCCATCCGATTTCCTGCAAATGGAAAATCTTGTGTTGCTCACGACAACGCCAACCAAATTGGAGTTTTTGAGCGATGAACAAAGCGATGACTTTTATACGCGTTACTTTTCGGCGGCTGGCACGCCGCGCTACTACACAATTATTGGCGATACGTTCAAGGTTGTCCCATCTCCAGGAACGGATACGACGCAAGTTCAAATGACGTACTACGGCAAGATTGCCGCGTTGTCTGATAACAACACAACAAACTGGTTGCTCACAAAGCATCCTGACTTGTACTTGTATGGCGCACTGCTTCAATCGGCACCGTACCTTCAAGATGATTCGCGCATTCCCGTTTGGAATGCCGCTTATGAGCGTGGCATTGAAGCCATGAAACTAGAGCAAGAACGTGCCAATTACAGCGGCACAACGCCACGCGTTCGCGCTAAACCAATGGGGTAATCCATGGCTAATTCATTCAGTGACTATCTTGAAAACAAAGTATTGGCTCATGTGTTTGGCGGATCAGCCTACACGGCGCCAGCAACAATTTACGTTGGCCTTTTTACCGCTGATCCTGGCGAGTCAGGTTCAAGCAACGAAGTATCAGGTAACGGTTATCTGCGTCGATCCATGGCGTTTACGGTAACGAATGACGCTGCCACTAATACATCAGCCGTTGAATTTCCCACCGCCACAGGATCGTGGGGAACGGTTACGCATACGGCGTTATATGACGCATCAACATCAGGCAATATGCTAGCCGTTGGTCAGCTTACGGCATCTAAATCCGTTGGAACGGGTGATGTGTTTCGTTTCAACGCTGGCGATTTTGATATTACGTTGGCGTAATGATTGGTTACGGTGCTAATGACTATGGGCGTGCAAACTATGGCGTACAGAGTTACGTTGAAGGCGCCGTTGTCATTAGTGCTGCGTCAAGCGTATCGCCAACAGGATCGGTGCAGCGCAATGGCGAAACAATCATTGACGCCGTGTCAACCGTATCCACTTCCGCTGGCGTCATTCGCGGCGGTGCTGTACTTATTGAAGGCGTATCAACGGTCGCTGCAAGCGGTGCACGCATTGCGGCGGGATCGGTTGCTGTGGCGGGTCAATCAACCGTTACAGCGGCAGGCACCATCGTTATGGTGGCATCCGTATCGATTGATGCCGTTTCAACGGTTGCTGCATCAGGCGGTGCAACCATTTCGGCGTCTGTGTCTATCGGCGCCACGAGCGCTGTAAGCGCAGCGGGCGCATTGAAGTGGTCACCGATACCAGACCCAAGCGACACATGGACGCCACAAATGGTTACCAGCGAATCATGGACCACGCAAACAGTTTCAGGAACAACTTGGACACCTCAAGTGTCACCTTATCGAGAGGCGGCTTAAATGGCTGATACCACGACAACCAACCTTAGTTTGACTAAACCCGAAGTTGGTGCATCCACCGACACATGGGGCAACAAACTTAACACGAACCTTGACACGATTGATGCAATCTTTGCATCAAACGGCACAAGCGTTTCCATGAACGTGGGCAGCGGAAAGACGCTTACGCTTGGCGGAAACCTAACGGGACCTCACTTTCACTAAAGGCAACCCAAGAAGACCCATGGCAAGCATTTGCACGTGCGCACACCATTGGCTTAGTAACGTCAGGAAAGGTGACCAAGCTCGTGCCATTTGGAGCCTTCGTCCGTGTTTCCGAGGGAATCGAAGGGCTTATTCATATCTCTGAACTCGCCGAGCGCCATGTGGAGATTCCAGAGCAGGTAGTTCGTGTTGACGATGAGATTATGGTCAAAATCATCGATATCGATCTTGAACGCCGTCGAGTCTCACTCTCCTTGAAGCAAGCAAACGAAGGCCACGAAGTCGAGGTGGAGGCTTTTGATCCATCGCAATATGGAATGCCTGCCCGTTACGACGAAAGTGGTAACTTCATTTATCCTGAAGGTTTCGA